TTCAAAATCACTATGATTATTTATAGTTGCTGCTAAATTTGTAGCTGTTTGATTTATATTATTTATAATAGGTACAAAATGTAATGCTGATGATGGTGATGCAGCACCTAAAGCATCAGCTGTGAAAGTAACACTAGATCCATCACCTTTTGTTAGTGTTACTGTTCTTCCAACAAATCCAGCAGTAATGCTGCCTACCTGGACAGTAGTTGTACCAAATACACCACCAATAAAATGTTTATGCCAGGCAACAACTTGTTCTTCTCTTCTGTAAGTCATGCCAAGCAAAGCACCATCAGCACGAACACACCAAACAATGCTATCTGGCTCTTGCTGGTATGTCATATCAGTGATGCCACCTTTTGTAATATGTTCAGCTAAAATAGTCATATCTGGGGCTGTGTAACCACTTTCATCCACATCACCCACGTACCTAAATTCTCGCAGCTTTCTTTTGTTTCTCTGAAGAAATAAAGTTACATCAGCAACCTGGACAGGAGGAATTTTACTTGATCCATAATTAGAGTATTTTCTAATAAGAGTAGTTGTCGGAGTTACAGGACTATCAGAAGATGTTGAAACAACATATTCTCCACCTGTTGTTCCAATGACTAATACCCTGGTTGCTGATAGAAATTGTATTTTATTAACCTGGTTTGATGCTATGGTGTAAACCAAAGCGTCATCATCATTCGATCCTACAGTAAAATTATTGTAATCACCATTTTTAGAAAAAAATAAACTTTGTGGATTTTCATTTGTTGCAGCAAAAACTAGCCTTTGTTCAAAGAAAGTTACCACACTAGGATAATGATCCGTAGTTGTATTAAGATTTAAAATAGATGAATTACTTGAAGATGTTAGAGTAGGGGCTGTAAATGTCCAATTGTTATTGGCTGTCCTTGTTAATTCTCGAATAGCATGATTTGGATGTACTAAATACATTTTATCAGCTGATTGTGCAAAATTAACGTCTGGTAATTCTTCAGCTAAATAGGGGCTTACTACCTCATAAATTTTATCTACTGTTTGTGTTTCAGCAGCTGTAAATGTATCCATGTTAGTTGTGTCAATTACATTACCAAAAAGATCAGAAATACTAAAAGTTGTTGATGTTGAATTTACAATTCTAAAATTTCTATTTTGCAAATCTGGTAGGTAATTATCACCCATGCCATAGATGTTTAAAAATACTTCATCACCATCAGATAATCCATGTGGTGCTGCAACAATACCACCAGATGTAGCTGTTGTTGTAAACACACCAGGATTAGCATTTGTCATAGACATAAGATGGATAGCATTTTGTGCTAAAACTTGCCGACCATTCCTAAAAACTCTAAATGCCTGGTTACTAAATGATAAGATATAAGTATCGTCTGTTTTAAATTGAAATGGAATTAACCTGGTAAAACTTGAACTATTTTTAACTTCACCAAGAAATTGTGTACCTGGTCTACGAGTAATACCACCCTGGGGCAAAACTAAAAAATTAGTTAATTCAGAGCAGCCTTGCCTATATTTTTCTAATTCTACACGACCCTCTAATTTGCTAGATAATTCTCCAGCTGTAAAAGCTGATAACGCTGGTGCAGCCTTTGCCATTTATATTCTACTTTCTAAAAAGTCAGAAGCTTCAATTTTTTGATTTGCACCCTCGGTAGCATCATCAAAACGTGATGATCTGATTTTATTTTCATAATCAAGCTTCATTCTGTCGGTAAGTGTTTGTGATCCTGTAATGGCATAACAAATTTCAGCTGCAATGGCTGATGCCAAAGTTTCAACCAATCCAGGATCATATAGAGTAGTATCTGTAACACGACCTATATATTTAATTTTGGCTGTACCCTCATCTGTTAAAAGTTTATTACCCTCGACAACAAAAACAGGCTGTCCATCACTTTTGGTCATATTGTCGTATGGAAAAGTTAATCTTCCATTTGAATATTCTAAAACTTTTAAACAAGCTGGATCAGCTGGTAACAGATATTGATGGGCATATCCAAACGCAGGGGTTGAACTATCCTGGGAAAGTGTGGCTCTTGAAATTAAACAATTCCAGGGATGAGATCTAAAAACTCGATCTCTAATACTATCAAATCGTTGATTAATAATAATTGCTGATTTAACACTTTCGGTCAAACTAGAGATAGTTGATGCACCGATACTGTTAAGAGCAAAATTTGCTATTTCAACTTTACTTGTCATTTGTGAACCCCATAAAAAAAAAGGGGGGATTGCTCCCCCCAATTATTTAGTCAAGTGAATACATAATCGTAACTACGATTGTTCCTGTACCACTTGCACCACCCATAGTCGCTGTGACGATCATTCCATCACCATCAGCATCTATAACGCTGTTAGATCCTAAAGCGAGGGTTGCACATATATCAACTTTCTGAGCAGATGCTGACGTTGCAGCAGCTTTATAAGCAGCAGCAGATGCAGCTACATCTGTACCAGAAGAGTTTTTATGAGCTTTATACCCAACACTTAATGTTGTAGATGATCCCATAGCATCATGCGCTAATGAGCCAGATAAAATTCTAGCTTTATTAGGTAGTGTAAATAGATCAACTACATCTCCACTTGCGAGAGATGAAGCTTCATATTCACCGACCTTAACACGAATTCTACCTGTATCAGCACTTGCTGGGTTCATTACAACAGGAACAGCTGTGGAGTTTGCTCTTTGTGTACTATTAACAGTAGCCATTGTTTCACCTCCTATTCAGCACAAGCAACTTCTACAACTTTAACTTCTTCCATCCTTACGGCAGAAAAAGAAGCACAGTAGTAGACTTGCGTTGCGTATGATTTATCAGCACGTTCCTCAATTCTGGCTTTAGGCTCTGCACCCATTGCCATTTTGATACCATCTTCTGCATAGGCATAACATAACCTGTTACTACCATCAGCTGTCAGACGATTGCTCTGAACGAAAGTGAAGCCCAAGAACTCTGATATTTGACCATTAACCAAAGCACGAACAGTATTGAAATCAATACTTGTGATTTGTGTCGTATTCAAAAGATCTTCCATTTGCTCTGGTGAACAAACAAAATATCTTTTTATAGACGGATCAACATCTTTGCTGTCGAGCATCTTTTTTGATTGCAAGAGCTTTGCAATTGTCAGCCCTGTGCTTCCATGAGCAATTTTTTGTGTTGATGGCAAAGCAACAGTTGTTCCACCACTTTGACCTGTAAAAGCATTACCACCCATAGCAGCAATAATCACATCATCCATCTTTCGACCTATTGAAGCAGCAGCAGCTTTGCTGTAACTACTTGTAGGATCAATCAACAATTTTAAGCGATCTTGCTGATCTATCAAATCAGCATATTCAAAATCACGCATTGTGACCATTCTTCTTGAATGGGGGGTTTCCATCATAGGTGTGTCAGCGTGTCTGCTTGTTCTTTCAACAGCAGCAGCAGAACCTACTTGCTCAAAAAAAGCCTTTTCACCAGTAATTGTTTCAACATCTACTGTATCACGCAATCTACTTCCCATTTGCTGTGATAACATTTGAATGTTGGCTGAAAACTGATTTACAAAGGCTGTATTTATTTGCTGTGACATACACAACTCCTTTGATTAAAGTTTCAATTTTAGTTTGATTTCGTCTGGTTATCCCTGGTAACAGGGGGCATCCTTGCAATTAAAGCTTTGCTGGTCTGCTGTCTTACAGCTTACAATAAGGGGTGCTTTCGCAGTTGTCCTTAAACCTGTGGTGTCATGATCTGTTGTAATTCTAATACTCGATCTGTGACAAATTTATGTTTTGCGTGCTTTGCATCTAAATGTGCTGGCGACCCAAATAACTCTAAATATTCTTTTTTTGCATCATCTGGTGTCAAAAACTGCTCATCTGGCTGACCAATAAGATTATCTTCTTGCATATCTTCACCAAGTTTTACAAAAAATCGTATGACCTCTGGCACGTTTCCTAATCTTCTACCATCCTGTAAAATGGTATCTCGCAGCATATCTACTGTACCTAGTCTTTCTGCTGCTGTTTCTGCCAGATTTACTTTTTGTTCAAACGCTTGCCCATATTCTTCTTTGAGGACATTGAAACCCTCTTGCGTGAGTTTTTCTGTGTGGGCTTGGATTTCTCCGTTTTTGGCTTGCCCTTGCTCAATAATCGATCTTGCAATGTTTTGAGCTTGCTTTGGAGAAAGACCATTGGCATGAGCAACTTCATTAAAAAAATCCAGACCAGATTGCGAAAAATTTTGAACATCCGAAAAATCATATTCACTAGCCGTATCTGGGCGACCCAATTTACTATAAATTTCATTCCATTCACTTTCCGTTGTGTGTTTTCCTGGCAAAGTTATTTTATTTTCACCAATATGTTCCCTGGCATTGACATAACTTTTTGCTAAATCACCGACATTCGTAAATCTTTTTAATGTGGGATTATCTCTTAAATCTTCTGGTAGTGTATCTATAAACAATGTTGGTGCAGCATTAGCTGTTTCAACTTGAGAGCCAGGATCAACCTGGGTTTCCTCAACTTGTTCATTCATCATTATTTCCTTTTATTTGTTGCATTTTTGGTTTTTCCTCAAGCATTTTTAGGATATTTAAAACAACAAACCTTTGACCCTCTTGAAAGGCACTTTCATGGGGATCACCTTTTACCTGGCTTGTTCTATAAAAATTGTGGCAAAGCTTTAAATGCTCTAAAACAACTTGCCCACCCTCGCTGGTGAATACTCTTCGGTAATGACCAGAAAGCTCTTCATTTCGTAATTCAGCTATTTTCCTCATGCTGCTGGTACATCCTCTGGATTTTCAGTTGCAGCATCATTCATAACTTTTAACATAGGAGCAGCTTTTTGTGCTTTTTCAGCTGCCATCATTTCTTGTTGCTGTTGCATCATTTGTTGCTGTTGTTCTTCTCTTTGCTCTTGGATTGCAGCCACTTCTTCATCTGACCTAACAACTTTTGCTGGTAATCCAGCATATTCAACAAGATATTCAGACAATCCTCTTTCATCTATATAATCCTTTAACGCTGGGAAACCCTCAGACAATCCACTTATAATTTCCATTCCTCGCATAGTAGTTTGTAAATCCATACTCTTTTGGGCTTTTGCCAGGGGAGAAACATATTCAATATCAATATTTCTACCTTGTAATTGCTCTGGTGGTGGTGGCAATTGTCCGTTTCTTAACATTAATTTAAAAGATCTTTGTATTAATGGCTGCAATAATTCATGCTGCAAACGACCCATAACACTACCTAAAGAACGCATTTGCTGTTCTTGCCTGGCAAGTATCTCTGTAGCTGTCATTTGTGGGCTATCTTGAAGCTGCAATTGATCAATATAAAAAGCATTTCTTATCGCTTGTCGCCTTTGTTCTTCCATATTCAAAGCAATTGGATTATTTGTACCAGCTTGTAATGGTTCTAAACGATCTCTTGTACCAGCCCTATAAAAATTAATTGCCCCTGGTGTCACTCTTATAGGACTAAAAAAGCCGTCATCTGGACACATTAGGGGTGGATCAAGCTGCTTTTGTGCTGACTTAATGGATACCTCTGACATTTTGTTAACCATCTTTACATCTGGCAAACAAGTCATGCCTGGTGAACGACCAAAACCCATTGAGCTTGTACTATCCAGGTTAAATCTAGGTACACAAAATGGGAATTCATCATACCCACCTTTCCCTAATAATCCCTTACTATCCTTGTGATAATAACAGGACATAATAGGTTTGTTGAACAAAGATGTTTTCATATCTGTCATTGGATAGACAGCATGGATAACCTCATGTTCATTGTATGGCTCTTGTTCTAAATCCTTTTTAACTCTATCTGGCAATGTTGCATCTGGAAATTTTTGTGCAATTTGCCTGGCTGTTAATTTAAAACAACGATAAACTGTATCAATCTGATTTTTATCATTAGATGAAATGGCTAATTCAGAAATATGCCTGGCTGAATAATGCAGCCCATCATTATTGTATTCTATGAAAAGACAGCCTGTACCAAAAACAACCAGGTCAAAATACAATTCGTGTATTTCTAATGAAAAATTAGAACGATCAATAGCGTTATCAAGTAATTCAGTACACTTTTGTAACCATCTATTTGCTTCATTATCTACAGCTAACTCACGATCTCTGTAGCCCATTGTAAACCAGGACATAGAAACATTGGTCAACATGGATTGTAAATGAGCAGCTAACAATTCAACAGCATGAATACCTGTACTATCAAATATTCTTTCGGATCTTTTTGATCCTTGCATCCGTCTTTTAGTAATATCAGCTTTTCTAGGTAATAAATAATCAGCTAATTCTTGCCAATGATGTTCCCAATTGTTCCTGTAATTCAGCAATTTTTCATATTTTCGATTGATCTCGTCAACCATTCTATCAACTGCCATAGTTTATCCTAACAATGTTAACTTTTTTCTTTTCGTCAAACTAAATTGACCTTGCTTTTTACCAGCTGATTTCTGCATTAATCTTTCCATAGGGGCTATATTTTTAGAAAAACTTATGCCTTTTATAACCTGGTTACTTTCAGCACCCATCATTCCAGCTAGGTTTTTATGTTTTTTTGTTCCATACATTAGGCTATCAACGTCTTTTTATTTTTTGATTGATCAGCTAATAATCCCCTAAAAGGTCTTAATCCTGTGTCATCATCCATTGAGATGCCACCTGGAGAAGTTTTAATTGTTCCTCCTTTCTTACCTTTTTTCTTTGGTTCTGCTGCTGCTTGTGCTGCTGGGGTAGATGAAGATGCTGTTGCATTAGCTGCTGCAACCAATTCATCCGTAGCTTTTTCCACATCTGTTTGTTCTTCTGTTGTTGTTTCAGTTGTTTCTTCCGTAGTAGTTGTTGTCGTTGCTGGGGCTGCTTTCTTAACAGGTTTGTCATCATCTTTTTCAGTACCATCTGCTCTAAGTTTTTTTGGTGTTGTCATTATTTTTGTGTAGTAATCCTCACCAACATCTTGACCAGCAAAGAAAGGACTATCCTTTTTCTTGGCAAATCTTTGCTCACTTTCTGGCAAATTCGTTGTGATGCCATTTTTAGTAATAATGGTTCTATCTTCACTAGCCCCATATTCATTGGCTAAATCCTGTGGATTAGTAATAAAATCCTTTAATTCAAATTTCTTTAAAGGTTTGTCACCTGTACCAGATCTACTACTGCTACTGTTTCCATTATCCAACGGCATACCTATCACTCCTTACAATGTGCATGATTGCTTTTCTTTTCTTATC